ATCTCGTTGGTGATTAGTTCGGGGAATGTACGACGAATCATCGGGATCAGAATCTTGGGCAGACGTGCATCTCCCTTAGCATAGTCGTCACCAGCGGTGATCTTGCCAGGGGGATTGAACGAAGCTCCAATAGATGCACCTGAACCGAAAACACCACCGCTAGCGGCAGTGTTATCTTCATTAACCATGCACCATTGCTCTTGGTTTTCCAAAAGCATGGCGGTGTTGAGACGTGTGTGATCGTCTTCGATAGCCCGGACAGAATCCGAGGTATAATCGAGGACGGGTGCCCACTTCTCTAGAAGGGTTTTAGCGCGACTCTGATTGATGTAACTCGTGGGAGGAGCGATACGCTTACTCATTTTATTACATTCTCCTTTATAAAATATCGACCAGTAGCAAATTTGCTACCAAATAATCTCAGGTATAAACCTCAGAAATCACCAGCGACCAAGTTCGTTGAGATAGCTGTTTGTCGATTCGTTAGCTTCAGAAGCGGGCTTTTCAGCAGCTTCTTCTACTACGACACGATCAACAGTTTCAGTTTGCTCAACGGCTTCGTCGCGTATGTTTGAAAGACGCTCCTCTTCAGTTTTATTAAAGAGTTTAAGAGTGTAATCATAGTTCTCATTAATGAACTCAACATCTTTGTTACCTAGAAGCTTCGCGATATATTTCTTCTTGTTTTCAGGAAGATCACGAGTTTTCTGTTCTAGTAACAGAGAGGCTTTCGCCTGATTGAGTTCTTTTTCAAGAACTACACTGCGCTCTTTTGCGCTTTCAAGCTCTTTACGAGCTTCATCTAATTGTTTCTTTCCGTCCATTACTGCTTCACGAATGCTTTCTTGGGCAGTCGCTGCATCAACGGCGAGAAGATTGCGGACCTTGCCGAGAACGTCAACAGCACGACGATTAGTCACTGCTTTTTTGATGTCTTCTGCAGGTACAACTTCATCAAGATAAGCTTCCAAATAGGTGCTAATATCATTGATGGTTTCGGATTTGAAAGATTTAGCTTCGTTAGAAAGTGCAGACTGATATTTTTCTACGATAGACTTGAGTTTATCTGAATGATTTTCATCGATAGCAGATACAACCTTGTTTAGTTTAGAAACGTGATCTTTATCGATTGCTTCAACGAGGGATTCTAGCTTTTTGCTATGATCTTCGTCTTGTTCGGCAAGAGCTTTTTCAACGTGAATCTTGACTTTTTCATTCACGCTAGCTTCAAAAGCTTGCTGAATTTCATTCAAGGTTTGTTCCGAAAGAATATCCTTTGTGGCTTCTTTTAGTACATCTACAACGTTTTTGCTCATAAAATTATTTATTTATTTCCTCGTTATTTTTTTTGATTTTTTTACTTTTTTAAATCCTTAACAGCGTTCTGTATACGATTTTGCAATTTAATATCCATAACAGCTTGAAGGGATTTTTTGGCACTAGAATAATCTTTTTCAGTAAGACACTTCAGAAAATTGTTAATCAAAGATTTTTGTTTAATGTCCATGTGTTTTTATATTTAGCTCTTTGCACTCAATTTTCTAAAGAAAAGAACAACTTGTTCTTTCAAAAATGCTTCAACATCAGTACGAGGAAGGTTGGAAAGGGCAGATGTAAAGCTGTCATATATCTCTTCATAATGACCACTTTCTTTCAAAACGAACTGTTTACTTTCCAAAATACCATCAACAAAAGCTTTGGGGAACGACGGATCAGCAACACAATCAATTGCAACTAAACGAAGATCAGAAACCTTGTTTATTCCGTTTGATCCTTCGCTAAGTTTTCCTAGAGCACGGCTGCTCATTCCTACCTTTACTCCGTCCTGTATCAAACTCTTAACAATCATTCCCATAGGAGTGCTGAGAACTTTGCTTTTACCGTAAAAAACATTTCCATCCTGACGAAGTTCAGTAACCATGTGACAAACACGTTCCAAATTAACTTCAGGAGTTTGAGGATGATTCAATTCACCCATGCTGCGGTGATTCTTGATCATTTCATTTGTGTAACGACCAACTTCTTTGGCCATTTCTTCAAGATTGTAGATTCGACGATTGCGATTGGCTTGTTCTGCCATCATGTAAGGACCTTTGATATAAAGAGTAGCCGGTTGGTTGGGATTTTTTTCTTCCAACACGTATTCGAAATCATCATTAGATGCGGGACGTTCTACAATAAGTTTTAAACCATCATTCATGGATATAATTATTTATATAAATTATCTATTTTTTCGAGTTATTTATTTTTAAATCTTTCTCTGTGAGGATAATGAACTCTGTATCATGGCTTTTTGCCCATTTTTTAGCAGCTTCCCATTTTGAACAATTTGTTATGTAAGTCATTTGTTCATAGAGAATTGTGGCTTTTCTGCATCTACTATTTTCAAAATTAGGTTTTCTGGTTTGTTTTTCAGGTTTTATTTCAACAAGATATTTTTTATAAATTTCTCCTTCTTTTATTACCATATTTAAATCCACATGATACAACCGAGTGGTTTTGGCAAACGGATGAAAGTAAGGAATTTTTATGCTTTCACTGGCCCAGCGGGAAACATTTGGATTATCATCACAGAAACGAAAAAATTTCAGCTCATAGGATGAACGATACAAGATTGGTTTTTTTCCGACATATTTTTTTTCGTTTTTAGGAACAAAAATTCCTTGAATAAATTTGCTGTTTTTTTGTAAAGGTATCATTCAGGATATTTTTAAATTATCCTACCAACATTTGAACAGGGCTTGCATCACCCAACCCCGGAGCAGAACCTTCGTAAAGTCTCTTTTCCAAAGCTTCTTTTTCACGCAATCCTTGTTGTAACATATCGTTATAATTCAACTGCCCACCTCCAAAAAGATTTACAGCAGTATACTTTCCACGTACATGACCAATGGCTATTTTTGTAAGAGCCAATGAATATTGTTGAACCCATTGTTCTTGGATTAATTGTTGAACTGGACGTTCCACATAACAATTAATGATACCATAAAATCTAGATCCAGATCCAGGTGTACGGGGTGGCGGAAACATCTGAAGATACTGTGTACGTTCATCAAATTTTACAGAACGAGGTATGCTCAATAGCTTATCACGATTCTTTAACCAATCTTTCAAAATATACCAACTGATAAGATCAAAACCATAATTTCCCATTGAATAACTGAAATAAGTTTGCTGGGCCAATGTTTGTTCGATTGTGAACAGTGTGTTAACTCCGGTTGAACTTCCTTCTTCAAAATATCTGATATCAATTACCTTTCTGTATGTTTGAATCAAATAATCATAACTATTCATTACAGACAATTGGTCGGGGAGATTTCCTTTCGGATCTGGTTCAGATACTTGAAACGCCATGGGATTTGTAGGATCACCAATTATCATGTTACCGATATTGTACATGCTATTGATGCTGGTATTTCGAATATCATAACGGAAATTAAAATCCGGAGTTAAACTAAACAATGTATCTAGACGAACACCTTTTCCGTCTTCATAAAGATCGCTGTCAAAAACAAGATATTCATCGGTATAACCTGCAAATTTGCTGAACATTTCCACAGCAATTGCAATGTTCTCATAAAGTTGATCCTGATGAATTTCGACATTAACAAGAGGAGCACCTAATTGTCTGCTTATTCGAACACCAAGGTCATTGAATGCTTGAATACGACTGTTTAAATTAGTACTATAAAATGTACTGACGTTTTGTGTTACTGTGCAACTCAGGCTCATATTAATTATTACTGGTTATAGAAACCAGAATGGTGGATTTATTTGCCGTTAGTCCTGTAAACATTACATACATGGCATTAACACGTTCATGTAATGCAGACACAGCTGCTTGTACTGATGCATAATTCAAATCCAAAGCTTCTATTCTTTGTTGATAATAAACATTGGGAGATTTAATTTCACCAAATCCTACAGATGAAAGAAAAGATACATAATTCGCACTGTTTTGAACAAGATTGTTATATGCTTCACTCCAATAAGAACTGTTGACATTAGCAGTTGTATAAACAGATGACCATCTTCCTGAAAGGATATTAACAGTCAAATATGTGCTTTGCCAATTAGAACTAAAAGTTTGGACATGTGTAAAAACACTTTCCCACCTAGAACTATTTCCATAAACAGTTGTATAAACACTAACCCAATAACCACTGTTTGCCTGAAGTGTTACATAACCACTATACCAGTTTTCACTGGTACCTTGATCTTGTGTATAAAATATCCCTTGAAATTTAGATGATGGTCCAGCCATAGGATCTGTACCACTTTCCAAAATTCCCGGAGTGGGATTTGTATGGTGGGTGGATCGATGAAGCTTTCCATGAAAAGGATAATTGCCAGCCATATATTTATTTATAAATTAATTGCATATTATACTGATTATATATGCGCCGTCTCCTACTCCTTGCATATCTTCACCCCTTTTAATTGTAATAATATTACATTCGGTCC